CGCTGACTTAAGATCGATAGTGGCCATCCCCCCGGGAACCAAAAAATCTGGATCTCGGGAGGCGTCTTCAGCGAACCGCTGATGAATGCCCTGGCCCTCGTTGAGGTCGATGCCTACTCGTTTAAGGCGGTCACGGATGTGTCCGCCGATAGCGAGCTGGTAGTAGACGTTAATAGAGGGCTCGATAGCGATACCACGATCCTTGGTCGCATCTTTAGGCACCGTTGTGAAACGATTGCCGCGGACGGACTTAGGATCCGATCGGTGGGGATGTGACTGAACAAGCGCGCGAGACCATAGGGTATCACCCCACAGGTCTGAGAAACAGCGCGCTCCGGAAGTCACAGTTGGACGTGAAGACATTTTATCGGGCAACGTACAAAGTTGTCCACGATCCTCGAACGTAGAGCCGGGGCCGAATCGCCCGTCCAGAGTGGACGGGACGGGGCCCAAAATGTCGCGAAGCACCTTCTTTACAGACTGGATGAAACATCCAATCCGTTCGTCGCGGACCCCATCGAAGGGGCCACCGTAGACGAAAGGTGCCAGGCGAGCATTCGTGCGAGCGTTCTCCTTCTCGCACTTGAAGAAGTCGTCGACTGCCACAGCGGGGGTGTCAATCCCCGTGGGCAAACCGGCGCATTTCCGCATCCAGTCTGTCGCGACGGCGTCGCGATAGTAGGATGTGGCATCTTCGTAGCTCCGGGGGTCAGTGGTCAAGGCGACCAACTGCCCGAACTCCTTATGCTTCAGAAGCAACGCGCACGTTAGTGCACGGGGAGTGTCGAGCGCCTCAAAAAGCTTGAGGCTGGCTTTCCCGAATAACTCAGGGATCGCGATCTGCATTTCACTGCTCCATCATAACGATGACCGCGCCGGGAGGCGCGGAAGTAACCCACTTTCAGGTCTGATGACCAGAAAGAGCTCTCACCACACTCGCGGGGACGCCCTGGTCGATAACCATCCAGAGGATGACGACGATCAGAGCGACCGCGAGGGTCGGGCCGGAACGGCCGTGATCAGGTGGGAGCATAGCCTGCGTTGATCGAAGAGCGCACGAGCGCACTGGCCAGAAGATTGGTCAGCTGCGCCGTGAACTCAGCGAGCGTCGCGTCGGGGACCTCGTTGGGGATGACGAAGTAACCCCCGCCGACCGGCTTATTCACCACGCTCGTGAGAGACGTGGTGGTGTCGGTGGCGGTCTGCGGATAGGAGTAGGAGTACTCCACGCGGCGGGCGCTGCCATTCCCGTTGCTCTTGGACCACAGTTTCAGCTGGGGCTTGAAGCCCGGTGCCGTCCCTGCGGTTTCAGAGCGCCAGGCAGCAGCGTTCCCGTCGCCCGCAGAGGGCGTGAGAGCGGTGTAGACGATGTCCGTCGTGCCGTCGGCCTTTTTGACCGTGATGTTTGCCATGTTTGGCATAGTAGTTCACCTCATGTGGCTGGAATTAACCAGCCGGGGTTAGGTGCAGGGAGAATAACTCTCCCCCCTGCTCCAAGGGGACTCCGCGGCAGAATTACCGACGAAGTTGCCCAATCAACAGCGAGATCTGCGTAGCAGCTCGCGCCAGACTGGGAGGCTTAAGCTCGTTAAAGACGAGTCGATGTTGCGGGAAGACGCCGATATCCCGGTGCATGCTGAAGGACCGCGCCGAGTAGCGCGGACCCGTGGCAGTGTACCAGGATTCGGAGTCGGTTTGCGCACGTCGGAACTCGGCTGAACCGAGAGCGCGATTGGTGGTGTACTTACCCGTGACGGATAAGCCACAATAACTCGTAAACGAGTTTAGGAAACCACCGACTGGTAGGAACCAGTCAACTACGAAGCTGTAAGGCACCAGCTCCCACGCCACGCTTAACGGGTTGACAAAACCCATTTGGTTTGCGAGCGCTTGGTTCGGGTTTTCAACCGCAACAAGCGCGCAGCACTTTGTAGTGAACTTGTAGTTACGTTCAACAAAGTCGCGATTAGGTGAAGCGCCGGTAACAGTCCTGTTACGTAGGCGAAACACCCCTCTACCCTCAACCTCAGAGGGCGGACGTGGTCCTTGAAGGACCTCGATCGCGTCACCAATGTCGTAGATTAGAGGCTCCCACCCGAAATGGAGCTCCAACCAGAGGTCAGCAGCACGTTTGTGCTTGCTCTTTAGCTCTCGATTCACCTTCGTGATACCAAGAGCGGCCCACGCGTCTCCGAAGCGGCCCCTTTTGAGGGCTTTGACGAAGTCCGTGAGCTGCAAGGCGCGTTTGGCAATCATAGAACATGATTGCTCCCACTCAGCGAGGGTAGTGGATACGCTTGCAGAATCCCACATCCGTTCCTGGAACTGCGCAATCGCCCTATTTTGGGCGTGGACATTCGTGGCGGTGGTTGTACCAGCCGTCCCGAGTTCCTGCGCAGGTTTCAGAGACCAGAGGTTAGGGACAGTCATGTCCTTAACGTAATTGAGCACTTGATTAGAGTGATCATACTGGGCGGGTGTCACATGATCGCCTGTACGGTACCAGCGTCGATAGTAACAGAGGGTCCCGTTGGGACCCTCCTTTACCTGCACTGATTTTGTGTAGGGACCAGTAAGAGGCATAGGTTAGCTCCCTGTTCGTTGAACGTGGAGCCGCCTCTCTGTGAATCCTCATCATGCGTGAGTACGCAAGTGAGATCTCGCTAGTCAGGCGAGAAGGGGTCGTGAGGCGGCTGGAAGGCCGCCCCAAGTCGCTAGTTAGGCGACTCAGTCTCAAG